GTGGACAGGTGGGTCCGCGCCTCGGGCTTCGACTGGACTAAAGAGCGGATCTCCGCTCTTGTCCAGTGGTTGTTGAAGCTCCGAGCCGGGGAGAACCCCAGCAGGCCCCCCTGGTGGTCTGACCGCTATCTCCGATATGCGGAGAGGGTCGCCACCAGGGCCCCGTTCGAGAAGTTCCTCCAGCTTGTCCAATCCTGGCGGACGGCTTTGACCGCTTACGGCGGTCTCAAGACCGCTCCTTCCAGGAAGGACGTGGAGAAATTCGAACGGGCTGTTGGGACGGCCCGCGTCCTCACGGTGCCTCTGCCCTCGGGGCGTATCATCGAGGTGGACACCGAAGATTGGAGAGCCCGGTTCCCTTTCCGGGCCTACTTCGGTGTATCTCCTCGAGATGTACTCCCCGAGGTCCGGATCCAGAGGCAGATCCTCCCTAATAACCCGCTGTCCCTGAAGCTAACCGACGGAAGGGGTAACTATACTTCCGTCGGTGAAGAGCTTTTCAGGGACGCCTGGTGGGTCATGCAGGATCACATCCTGCACCCCCTAGGCACCGTGCCTGCCTACTGGCCGATGCTCCCGGTACTCCCGGACTTTCGTCCGGCGCCGGGGTCGGTCAGGGCGCACGGGGCGGTCTACTGCCGGGTTCAGACCGACGGGAAGGCCCGGTTCTACTACGCTCCCCCGCGTTGGTTGCAGTTCCTGCTGGACCCCTGGGCCCGGGAGCTATATTCCCAGCTCAGGCGCATCCCGCAGGACTTTACTTACAACCAAGCCGCGGGTGCCGAGCGTGTGGCAGAATGGCTCAAGGCCGGAAGGACTGTATGGTCCTTCGACTTGAGCTCTGCCACGGACCGGTTCCCGTTGGCAGTTACCCGGACGGTCCTGTGGTCCCTCTCTACCAGAGGGAACAGGCCGTGGGTGGATCTGTTCTGCTGGATCTCAAGGCTTCCCGCTCGGGCGGCCTACCCTGGGGCCAGCTCAGAGGTGATACGCTGGAAGTGCGGGCAGCCCCTTGGGACTGTCCCGTCCTTCGCAGCGTTCGCCCTCACCCATCATGCAGTAGTGAGGGCCCTCTGGGCTCGGCTTGGCGGCGATCCGAGAGAAGCCCCCTACTGCATCGTGGGGGATGATCTCGTGATCGCCGACCCGAGGCTGGCGGAGGCCTACCGAGAATTCTCCACTTCCGTACTAGGAGTGGAGATCTCGGAGCCGAAGTCCCTTGCGGGGAGGCTGGGCGAGTTTGTTGGGAGGCTCATTGCCCCAGACGGGATAGGGTTCAAGCTCAAGGCTCCTACAAGCCTTGACTACCGAACCCTTGCAGCGTACCTCTCCCTTATAGGGAGTAGAGCGCTGCGTGTCTGGCGGCAATCTCTACTCAGGGACTTGATCGCACTTATTCCTCGGGAGAACTACCCGGGTACCAACCCGGGAGGCATCCCGAAGGAATACGTGGATAAGTTCCTAGTAGAGTACTTCGCACTAGAGCGCGAAGTAGAGCCTCCCCGGGTCTACGCGGTGGACCCTGAGCATACCGTTAGAGCCCGAATCGGGCCTCTATACGGTATGTCGGTGGTCCTACCGCGTGACCCAACCGCCACCGAGTGGGAGCCGCGAGGCTCCGCTCAATGCGGGCCGGGCGGAGCTCCGGCAGACTCCCCTTATAGGGAGTCTAAGCCGGCATCCGACCGTTCCCCCGGCTGGCTCCGCCGAGTCCGAGAGGCAGCTCGCAGATCAGGTGTAGACCTGGTCTGGCGCCTCATCCGTCTCGGCAGATGGAGCCGGCGTGGTGGCGGCCAGGGCCCCGAGGCCACATGATCGCGAGTCAGTTCC